TACGATTCTTTCAAACATACTGAGCATTTGGGTAGAAGTCCCAGAAATAGATACTACCCTGCTTGTCCCTGTTATGATGGGAATGTTGGGTCTTGGAGCTATGAGATCATACGAAAAAGTACAAGGCGTTAGTCGGGAGAAATAAATGTCAGATCAATTGATTGATATGTTGAAACGGCATGAAGGTGTGCGTAAGCATGTATACCTGTGTAGCGCAGGATACGAAACGATTGGCGTTGGACGCAATATTGCAGATTCAGGTCTTGGGCTATCAGACGATGAAATTAGTTATCTTCTTAATAACGATATAACTAGGGTTCGTGAAGAACTTAACGACACTTATTTTTGGTTTGCTGCTCTTAATGAAGCACGACAAGACGCTATGATTGACATATGCTTCAATCTTGGTTTGACGCGTTTGCGTGGTTTTATAAATGCCTTAGAAGCTATGTCTCGAGAACAATTTGACATAGCAGCGGATGAGTTTATGGATAGTCGCTGGAGCCAGCAAGTTGGTAATCGTGCCATAGAAGTAACTGAGATGATCCGCACTGGAGATTATCAGTAATGGCTCTTCAAAAATACATATTTAATCCTGGGATCAATAAAGAAGGAACTGACTACGCTGCTGAAGGCGGTTGGTTCGATTCTAATTTAGTTCGTTTTCGTAAAGGGTTGCCGGAGAAGATAGGTGGGTGGCAGAAGTACATTGAGACCTCTTACGAGGGAACAGGTAGGAAACTTCACGGTTGGGTAGATTTAGACGGTACGAAACTTCTAGGGCTTGGCACACGGTTTAAACTGTATATCCAAGAAGGAACTAGCTATAACGATATTACCCCGATTCGTGCAACTACTTCAGCGGGGGATGTTACATTTGGTGCGACTGATGGTTCAAGCACTCTCACCGTTACAGATTCTGGACACGGAGCGGTAGACGGGGATTTTGTTACTTTTTCTGGGGCAGCAAGTCTCGGTGGTAATATTACGGCTGCAGTGTTAAATCAAGAATATCAAGTGGTGTCTGTTCCTACAGCTAATACTTTTACAATAGTTGCTAAAGATACTGACGGAGCCACGGTTACTGCTAATAGTAGCGACAGCGGTAACGGCGGCGGTAGTGTTGTAGGTGTTTATCAAATTAATTCTGGTCTTGATGTTTTCGTAGACGGTACAGGGTGGAGTGTTGGAGCATGGGGGTCTGGCACATGGGGGTCTACAACTTCATTAGGAGACTCCAACCAGTTACGTCTGTGGTCAATGGATAACTTTGGTGAAGATTTAATTTCTAATCCTCGCGCAGGAAGTATTTATTACTGGGATAAAACTAACGGATTAAACACCCGAGCAGTTGCTTTATCCTCTTTAGCTGGGGCTAATAAGGCTCCAACTAAAGGATTACAAGTCTTAGTGTCAGATATTGACAGACACGTTATTGTTTTAGGCGCAGATCCGATAAGTGGAGGTTCACGAAGCGGAACTATTGACCCGTTGTTAGTTGCGTTTTCTGATCAAGAAAACGCTGCTGAATGGGAACCGTTAGCTACTAATACTGCGGGTTCGCTACGTTGTTCCGCTGGTTCAGAAATAATCGGGGGATTAAGGGCTAGACAAGAAACTTTAATTTGGACTGACGTCGCTCTATACAGTTTACAGTTTATTGGGCCACCAAATACTTTTGGTTTAATTTTATTAAATGAAGGGGTTAGTCTTATTGGGCCGAATGCCGCCGTAAATACGCCTAATGGTATTTTTTGGATGGATAAAAAAGGCTTTTATATGTATAACGGTTCAGTACAACCAATCCCTTGTACTGTTCATGCTTTCGTTTTCGATAATCTTAACGAAAAACAAGCGTTCCAAGTGTTTGGTTTTGTCAATAAACAATTCGACGAGGTTGGCTGGTTCTATTGTTCAGGTGAAAATAATGTTATTGATAGATATGTTTCTTATAACTATGTAGAAAATTCTTGGGCTATTGGAGAACTTTCGAGAACTGCTTGGTTAGATGAAGGATTAGTTGCTTTCCCTAGAGCAGCAGGGAAAGATAACAGCACTCACTTTCTTTACTCTCATGAAACAGGGTTCGATGACGATGGTTCTCCTATGAGCAATGTCTTTATTGAAAGTGCTGATTTCGATATTGGAGATGGAGAACAATTCCAATTTATTAGGCGATTTATCCCAGACGTTAAGTTCACAGGTAATTCTTCTGGGACACAAAAAATAAATTTAGTTTTAAAAGCGCGTAATTTTCCAGGAGATTCTTTAACTACCGATCAAACGAGTTCGTTTACTGCTACGACTACTAAAGTAGATACGAGAGCTAGGGGTCGACAAGCCGCTATTCGTTTCGAATCTGACGACGATGCAGAAACTGTAGATAGGTTAGGAGTTGGTTTTAGGATTGGTGCAACAAGGCTAGATGTTCAGCCTAACGGTAGACGTTGATGGCAAGAATACTTCCAGGAAGATTGCCTCAAGCTGCTTCAGATACAGTAGAAGCTCCTACGTTTAACAGAGCTATGCGACTGTTAGAGTTAAACGTCGGTACTTTTGACCCTGATCGTACTCCTCAATACACTTCGGCTAACCGTGATACGTTGTTTTTCGAAAAAGGGGATATTATTTGGAATACTACAGAGAACGTTCTTCAAGTATATTTGGGTAATTCTTGGCAGAATATTTCAACGCCAAGCACCTCTGGTGTTAGCGCAACAGGGAGTATCGGGGTAGTTAGTGTTGCTACTAATGGTAACGTTGGGGTGTCTTTGTAGTTATGAAAAAGACTAAGAAACAACCTAAAGTACCCGCAAAGTATTTAGCTGGTCTTTCTGCGAAAGAAAAAGCAAAACGTAAGAAAGAAATAGCTAAAAACAAAAAGAAGTCTCTAAGTGACCCTTCTGCTTATAAATTTTCTACAGATAAGAAAAAAGGTAAGCGTAGGAAAACAGTTGAGTCTAAATATACACGGCGCTTTAGAGAGAGGTTTGGTACAAAATCATGAGTCTTTCAGCTAAAACTAAAAAAGCTTTGGATAATAAAGCGGAAGCTGCGCGTAAAAAAGGTAAAAAAGTTACTGCTGGGCAACTTGCTCGCGTCTATAAACGAGGGTTAGCTGCATATAAAACAGGGCATCGTCCTGGAACTTCTCAACACCAATGGGCTATGGCCCGTGTTAATTCTGTACTTACTGGTGGTAAAGCAGCTACTGTAGATAAAGATATTATGAAAGGTGGGAAAGCTAAAAAGAAACCTGCCAAGAAGAAAACTGCATGACTAGACTATTCGATGACGAACAGACTACTTCTTTAGTTCGTGCTATGGCGAACCCTGAATCTAATGCTCGTAAGATGGCAGAACAAAATCAAGAGATTGGTATTCCGTCTGACGTTACAACAGATATTCTTAATAAATACGCTACATACGGGGCTAATACTGGTATCGGTAATCTTGGGGGAAGTCGATTAGTAGAAGCGATAAATGATCAATACCGTAAAGAAGTAGACGCACCTTTACAACAAGAATCAAAAGAGGCGTTTCTTGGTGGTTTTACAGAATTGTTAGCTGAACTAGGAAAAAGTGCAAAGGACTTTCTTACAACGGGAGCAGAGACTGCTACAGAGACTGCTACAGAGACTTCAATACCTTCAGGGATCTCCATACCAGAATCTACGGTTCCTACTACCCCCCGTAGTCTTACGGAAGCAGACCCAACAGCACTAGACGAAGCGATAAACTCTCCTATTGCTAATACAGATGAAACACGATTAGATAAATTTAAAAAATACTTAGAAGAAAATCCTTTAGTTGCTAAACAATTAGGCGAAAGCGCGGGGACTCTCGGTGGTATTTTAGCGAAAGAAGCAATAGGCGAAGACGAAACAGAAAGAGTAATTTCAGCTCCTAGACCTCGTTTCCAACCTTCGCGAGTCTCAACTCCTCGTATCGGTATGTCGGGGGGAGGAAAGCCGCCTGAAGGCTCTGTATTAGGCCGTAAGCTCTTTTTAGAAGGTGGCGAAGTAGACGGGCCAGGAGGCCCGAAAGAAGATCTCGTACCTATTTGGGCGAGCGATAAAGAATACGTTATGTCTCATGAGGCAGTAAAACGAATGGGGGGAGGTGATTTCGATAAAGGAATCGCGACCCTTGATAAAATTAATTTCGGTAAATAGTTATGGCTAACGAAACTGCATATAGTTATCAGGCTCCCGATCAACTTGTTTATAATTTATTAACAGGGGGAGGCAGTCGGTTAGGTTTATTACCAACTGTTGAAGATTATTACCGTAGTCAACTTCAACAACTTGGCGGTGCAGATACTTCTCCGTTTACTTACACAGGTGAACGAATTGCCGAGTTTTCTCCCAGAGAAGAACTCGCTATGCAACTTGCGGATCAAGGAATTGGTTCGTTCGCTCCTTTTTTAGCGCGTAGTGCAGGATTAACTGAAGAATCTCTAGCTACTTTAGCGGGGGGAACTTCAGAAGCGAAAGCCCAGTTACTTCGTGCGTTACAACAAGGCGAAGACTATACAAAATTAGGTATCGGTCAAGGGTCTGAGTTTCTTGGAGAAGGTGTTGATAAAGCTAGTGAAGCTGAACAAGGCCTCCTCAATGCTTTAGCTGGGGTTCGTGGTCGTGGTGAAGCAGGGTATCAATCAGGTCTTGCGAATATATTACAAGGTACTCAAGAGGCTCGTACTGGTTTAGATCAAGCCTCACCGTTTTTTACTCAAGCTCGCGCTGAAGGATTAGCAGGAACAACAGAAGCTCTTACAGGGGTTCGTGCAGGGAGAGAATCTGAATTATCTTCTGCAGCTCAAGCAGAAGCTGCTGCTCGTCGCGCTACAAATATTCAAGATCCTTATTTACAAGAAGCGTTAGGACAAGTGCGCTCAAGCACTGGAGGATTCGATACTGCGGATATTGATCGTTTTCAAAATCCATTCGAAGAAGCCGTTGTACAACAAACAATTAAAGATTTAGAAAAAGCTGCTGCACAAAGAGATATTGCTAGTGACGCAGCTGAAGTTACATCAGGCGCTTTTGGGGGATCTCGTTCTCGTTTAGGTGCTCAAGAAAGACAGATAGCTGAAACTCGTGGGTTAGCTGAAGCTTTAGCAGGTATTCGTGGACAAGGGTTTACGTCAGCTAGAGATGCTGCTTTAGGAGAGTTTGCTCGTCAACGTGGGGCTGAAGCTGGGGCAGGATCACAGATTGCAGGTCTTGGAGCACAAGCTGGTTCAGCACAAGCAGGATTAGCTCAAACTTTAGCTGGGTTAGGCGCTCAACGAGGTGCCGCTCAACGAGGTGCCGCTAGTGAAATCGCTGGGTTAGGTGCTCAACGATCAGGATTTGAAACAGGTGCAGGAACTGCGTTATCTAATCTCGCACAACAACGATTTAATATCGGTACAGGGGCTGGGTCTCAACAAGCAGGATTAGCTGGTCAATCTGCAGCCCAACAATTAGGGGCAGCTCAAGCGGGACAAGCAGCTAAACAAGCTACTGCTGCAACGCTAGGTCAAGCTGGGCAACAAATTTACGGTATGGGAACTGGTGCTGGTCAACAGTTGTTTGGAATGGGAACTGGTGCTGGTCAACAATTAAGCGGGTTAGCTGGCCAATTAGCAGCTGGTCAACAACAAGGTGCTCAAGCGATGGCACAACAAGCTCAGTTGCGACCACAGTTACAAGCAGGAGACGTAGGTTCTCTAATGCAAACAGGTGCGATGAATCGTGCTAGAAACCAAGCGCAGATGGATTTGAACTATCAGAACTTTGTAGGTCAATATAATTTACCAAATCAGTTGCTTTCTGGTTACGCAAACTTCTTAACTGGGGCTGGTCCGTTAGCAGGTGGAACAGGTTATTCTGGTACTTCTCAACAAACGCCTTTTCAAACGGGTGGTGCGGGTAGTTATACGAACTATGGTCCAGGATATGGAGGCTATAAGGAAGGAGGTCAAGTCGAAGAAGAAAAACAAGGGCCACGTGGGGGGATAAATACTCCTTTTCAAGCATTAGAATTTTTTGGGGTTGATCAAGAAACTATTGACGAGTTAGCAGCGACTGCGGGAGATATGCCTAAAGCCTTAGTAGATGCAATTATTTCTATGGGACAAAAAGCTCGAGACGCAGGATTAATGGAAGAACCTAGGAAAAAATCTGAAGGGGGACAACCAATACCAAATAAAGGATTAGCTGCATTAGCTAAAAAAGCTCCTGAAGTCGTGCGTCGAATGGGATTTAACCCTGCTAAGAAAAGTATGGGGGGAGGACTCTCGTCTCGTTTTCCAAGAGCTTCTCGTAAGTTAGGAGCATAATATGGCTAAGAACTTCGGATTTAATATCGGTGGTGGAGGAATCGCGGATCTAGTTGCTGCGCCACAAGTTAGACCTGTAGCAACTAGAATTGGTGCTCCTGTCCCTACACTAAGAGACAGAAAAGAACCCGAAGAAACCTTAAAGGGTGCTTTATTAGGAGCTTTAGCCCCTACAGGCGCTAAGTTAGGTTTAGCTGGGTTAAGCAAAGTTCCTGGATTAGAAAATCTTTTATTTAAACCAGAACCTTCTGATCCAGCTTCTGTTAAAAAAGTTGCGGAAGCAGATTACTACAGCTCTCCATACGAAAGAGAACTGTCATTAGCTCAAGACAGATTAAATAAGTCTATGCCTTTATCAACAACGCCAAGACCTCGTCAAAAAACTATGTTCGGATCAGCTTTATCTGAACTACTTACTTATGCCCCAGCTGCATTATTAGATGAAGACGCACCAGAAAGCATGGATCAGTTCTTAAAAACTGCTTCAGCTTCTAAAAAAGTAGGAGCATCATTAGATGAGGTTAAACTAGAAGCGTATTTAAAAACTGCTGCAGAAAGAGCTAAAGCATTAACTGATGTTGGGGATTTTACTAGAAAAATAACTAACAGTGCTGTGCCTCAAGCAGATGGTACTTTTAAACCTTTTTCTCGCGAAGTGCTTTTATCTAAAGACGGAAATACTGCGTACATAAAAAGCCAAAACGAAAAGGGTATTGATATTCAAATTGATCCTAACGGGAACGAGATTCAAGTCCCTCGCGGTCAGTATTATGTGAATCCTAAATATACTTTGCGGGATGAAGAACCAGGACAAACTGATCCTGTTAAATTAATGGACATGAATGACAACGGTATGCCTTATGTTGGGTATACTGAGTTTGCAGTGACTCCAGAAGGTAGATCAGCAAGAATCTTAGTTAACGATTCTAGGGACAATAATAAAAGACTGACTATTGAACAATTTAATTCCAAATATGGCACTAATTTAGTTCTATTTAGTGGGCCAGAGTATCAATCATTAAGAGCAGCTACTAAAGACCAAGCTAATCCAGATTTAGTAAAACAATTTCAAGGACGAGCAGAAAAAGAAACAGCTCTAATAGAAGTAGCAAACGTAGCTACTGAGTTACTAGACATAGCTATGAGAGCAGAAAAAGAAGAAGAATTAATCACTACTGCTGGTGGAGTAGCAACTTGGTATAACGGGTTATACAACAATTTAAACTCGTTATTTAATATATTCCAAGGAGAAGGTTTTAAAAGTGTTGATGAAGTAGTTAGAGCAAAACAAAATGGTCAAAGTGCCCTAACTCTAGGTCGTTTATTAGACGCTTCAAATACTTACTCTCAAGTTTTAGGCAATCCTAATTTTACAAAAACTCAACAAGACGCTGCAAAAAATGCTTTGATTTCTGCATTAAAAGTTGTTAGAGATGAAGGTAAAGCACAAGGATCAGATGCAAGCTGGTTAAATTTAGGTGATGATAATTTAGCTGAACTCGTTACTACTAGAGGGGCTTTAGTGGCTGGTCAGTTACGGTTGGCTTATGCAGCTGCTGCAGCCGATGGTCAAACAGGTACTTCTCTTTCAGATAAAGACGTAAGTAATTTTTTAGAACAAGTTGGTTTTAATTCTCAAGAGCCTTTTGAAATAGGAACTAAAATCAGTAAGTTTGTAAAAGAAAGATTACAGACTTTTGATATTGGTACGTTTAGAGGATTATCTAATGATGGCAGACAACATGATCAAGGGAATGTAGCTAGAACAGATAATTATCTAGTTGGGACACTTAGAATTAATCCTGAAGATTTAGCAGCGTTAAGAACTGTAGAATCTGGTTCAGAAGATGAAAGACGTCTTGTAAATAATATCCAAAGACAAATAAATAGGATAACTGATGGGACAGCTGCTTCTGATTTCGTTTATGACTCTGTTAATAAAAGATACAGGTATGTTCCTGTTTTAGAAAGATTGCAGAAGTACAACTTAATTTATCAAAAATATAAACAAAAGTATTGGCCAAAATACAAGATCACAGAAGAAGAAATTAATTTAGATTCGGGGCCGCTTGGTCTTGATTCTTCTGTGCGAGTACGACCTGAACAAGTGCGTGACGAATTTGATCCGGTAATCGTTCCATGAGCACTATATCAATAAGAAAAAGACCTGAATTTTTATTTTCAGAAAATCCAGAGTTTGAAGGTTTTTCTAGGAATTTTTTAGAGAGTCAAATAAAAGACTCTCCGTTCACTATCGGAGAAGCATTATCCGCTGACCCAGTCAGATTACAATCTTTCGTAGAAGCTGAGTACGCTTTGCAATTAGCTAAAGAGGGTAATCCTGATGCGTTAGCTTATGTAAATGATGAAGATAAAAAAGTAGCTAATGAAGTTAGAGCACTTTTACGAAATTATCAAACTCCTGCTGTAGAGATACAGCCATTAAGACCCGTTGATAAACAGCCTGTTCAAAGACAGATACCTCTTCCTGGAAGAACAGCTCCTGGGATTTTACCCGTAGTCGAAGAAGAGACAGATTATTCTAGGCTTACTGAATCATTAATAGATGAAGATGAACGAAAATATCTAGCCTCTGTAGGTGTTGACCCTGACTCTATTTATAGAGGAGACCAAGGGTTTTTTGACAGGTATATAAAAAATAGAGTAGTTACAGGAGGAACAGTCACGAAAGACGCTCCATGGAGAGTAAAACTTAGTTATTTTCCGATTAATATTACTCCCAAAGAAGCTAAAAAACTTTTAAAACAAGAATCCCCTGATGCTGAAGTTAGGTATATAGACCCTAGAAACCCAGAGTTAGGTATAGCTGTTCGCGACCAATATACAAATGGTAAATTTGTTCCTTTACGACCACAGTTTGGGTATGAAGGTGCTTTAGACGAATTTCGAACAAGTTTAGGACAAGAATTTATCCCGATCGCTTTAGACCTAACTTTTGGCAAAGTAATTGATAAATTTATAGGCACTTCTCTCGAAGCGGATAGTAAGCGTCGAAGAGCAGGAAGAGGAGCAGCTACAGCAGGAGCAGCAGGAATTTCTGCAGGGTTTGGTCGTTTCGTTACTTTGGCTTACGGAAAAGTCGCAGACATTAACGATGTAAATATAGAACGAGCTTTTGAAGATGCAGGATTTGCAGCGTCTTTAGCTGGTGTAGGGACAGCAGTTGTAGGCTCTACCCTTGGATTATTAGGCGGTTTGTGGAAACAGATTACTGGGGACAGTATTCCTGATGAAAAATTAAATGAACTAAGAGCTAGAATTCAAAAAACTCAAAAAGAAGGGACAGCTGAAGAATTTACTTCTGAAGAACTAACAGAGAGAACTAAAGAAGCTGCTAGAAATTTCGGGGTAGAGTTAAAAGAGTACGCTCCCACTGTAAGTGAACTTACGCAAGATAATTTTTTAAAAACGTTAGAGATGCAACTATTAGCTTCTTTATCGTATACAGATAAAAATGCACAACTTTATCAAAATATTCTTGATAACAATTCAAACGCAGCATTTGCTTTCTGGAAAGAGCTAACTGAAGTACGTCCTGAGCTACAAGG